AGTGAGTGGGGGGGGGCATAATATGAGCTCATGGCGATCAGTCTCGGATAGACTCACGGGGAAAGCTCCAAGGGGGGCGAGTCGTTCGAGCGGCTGGCGGAGCTTCCGGAACGGCTGGCTCTCAGATCATCCCCGGTGCGAGTTCTGCAAGGGCCGTCGCGAGTGCGTCGCCCATCACTTAATCCCGTTTTGGATGGCTCCCGAGTTTGAGCTCGATCCAACTAACGTCGTCACACTATGTGAGCGGGGCAAATACGGCGTGGGGAATTGTCATCTCTTCTTCGGGCATCGGGGGAATTGGCGAAACGTAAACATCTTTTGTCTTGCCGACGTCGAGCGATGGCGGCGAGTGGTCAAACTGAGATAACAAGAATCAATGGACGTGAACCCGGCGACGGATCGCTTTTTCTATTGCGTAACCTGCCGAGAACGGAACGGCGGGGAGACGGATCGCGTTCGAGCTCTCAAGCCGGGCCGGGCTCCGTCGTGCCGGTGTGATCGCTGCGGCGACTTCGACTTCGCGGAGTTTGATTCGGCCGAAGATCGGCAAGCGATAATAGATCGGCTCGGAGCTCGATCACTTCACTCGGCTCGAGTCTTTTTCTGCCGACGCTGCGGGGACGGAGCTCCCCAGATTGCGTTCGATGGAGAGAAAGGGATCCCGGCTCGCTGCGGTTGCGGCTCGAGATACTTCGACGAGGTTATCGGGCCGGCTCGCTTGCTCTGGCTTAGATCGAATCGGGAGGCTTGGGAATGAACGGGAAAACCCGAGAGCTCAAGGGCCGGCCGATCGCGAACTCGCGGAAGTCGATCCTATTTGAACTCGGAGATGGTGGGCAACACTGGATCCCGTTCTCGCTCATCGAGCGGAGCGGAGAGAAGTTAATCCGGCTCGAGCCGGTGACGATTCACGTTGAGGAGTGGTTCGCGGAACAGAAGGGCATTAAATGAGTCAGGCGGCGGAGAACAAACACGCTCAAGCTATTCTGGCAAGCCGGCCGGCCGGCGGCGAAGAAGTGCCGATGATCGGCGGCGGATTTGCGATCGTTACGAAGGGGAGATCTCGCAAGCTTCACGCTAGGAAGAAGAAGAAACAAAAACGGAACGACAAGAAGAGGGGGCGGAACGGATGACGCTGGAGTGCTATCGCTGCGGAGAATGGAACGGGAAGTCGTGCAAGTGCAAGGATCGTCAGACGTTATTTCTCGGCGACTGTCGGGAAGTGATCGATCAGATCGGAGACGTCTCGTTCGATCTGGTTCTAACCGATCCCCCGTACTCGAGCGGCGGAGCAATGCGATCCGATCGATCACTCGAGCCGTCGAAGAAGTATCGCGATCACGACTCGATCATAAGTGATCCGGAGTTCTCGGGAGATAATCGCGATCAGAGATCGTTCACGCTTTGGTGCTCTGACTGGATGGCGGCGGCTTTGTGGAAGACTCGAGCCGGCGGGGCTTTGCTTTGCTTCATCGACTGGCGGAACTTGCCGTGCGTGATCGATGCGACTCAAGTCGGCGGTTGGGTTTATCGATCGTTGATTCCTTGGGATAAAACAGGATCACAACGGCCGAGACGGGGATGGTTCAAAGCTCAGTGTGAATACATTGTCGGATGCTCGGCCGGTACGTTATCGACCGAGGGATCTTGTTCTGGCGGATTCTTCGAGATCGTCGAAGAAGAACAAGCCGACGGCGAGAGTGACGGGCGGCTGGCTCGCTGCCGAGTCGTCGGAGCGGCGAAACAACACATCACCGAAAAGCCGGTCAAGCTTTGCGAAATGTTGATTAACACTCGAGAAGACTGGCAAGTCGTCTTCGATCCGTTCGCGGGATCGGGGACGACTCTCAAGGCTTGCAAGAGTCTCGGCCGGCAAGGGATCGGGATTGAAGCGAGTCGTGAGTATTGCGACGTTATCTCGAGACGGCTCTCTCAGGGGGTTCTGTTCTAGCTCGACGGATCATCCGTCGAGTATGCTCGAGGGCGTTCTACGGGCTGCGGTGTATACACCAGAGGCGAGTAAATGGCGAAGAGAAAGCAAGTAAAGGCAGAGACGGCCGAAGCCTATCAAGCTCGTCTCGATTGGCAATCGGACAAGAATCGAAAAGCGACAATCGCTCTTCGAGACTTCGGAAAGATCCCAAAACCGGCCGACGGCCGGCTCCGTGGATACTGTCGACGGCGATTGGCTAAGTTTTGCAAGACTTATCTCGGAGCAACTTTCTGTCTCGAGTGGTCCCCCGATCACATCAAGGTAATCAAGTCGATCGAGCGGGCGGTTCTTAAGGGGGGGCTCTTTGCTCTCGCGATGCCTAGGGGATCGGGAAAGACTTCGCTGACGGAAGCGGCGGCTCTTTGGGCTTTGCTCTATGGTCATCGACGCTTCGTTTATTTGATCGGAGCGACTGAGAAGCTCGCGGCCGATTTACTCAAGTCGATAAGAATTGAGCTCGAGACAAACGACAAGCTCTTCGCGGACTTCCCGGAAACGTGTTTGCCGATCCGGAAGCTCGAGGGCGTCTCGACTCGGCGGCTTTTATGCGACGGCCGGCGGGTTCTCTTGACGATCGGAGCTCGAGAGATTCAACTTCCTTGGATCATCGGCGGAAAGAACGGGATCGCGGCCGGGGGAATTCTGGCGGTTGCTGGAATAACCGGAGCGATCAGGGGGGCAAAGGCTAAGATCCCCGACGGTTCGACGATCCGGCCGGACTTTGTAATCCCCGACGATCCTCAAACCGACGAGAGTGCGGCTCATCCCGGCCAAGTCGATACCAGAGAGAAAGTCATGGCGGGAGCGGTGCTCGGACTAGCGGGGCCGGGCGAGAAAATAGCGGGGGTGATGCCTTGCACAGTGATCTGTGAGGGCGACTTGTCCGATCGGCTTCTCGATAGGGACACTCATCCCGAGTGGAACGGAATCCGGATCGAATTTATCAAGAGCTTTCCGGATAGACTTGATCTATGGGAGGCGTATCAAGGGATCCGGGGTGACTCGCTGCGGATGAACGGCGACATACGAGACGCAACGGCATATTACGAAGAGAACCGGGAAGCGATGGATCTCGGAGCGGTTGTCTCTTGGGATTCTCGGTTTGAGTCAGACGAGCTCTCGGCAATACAACATGGGATGAATAAGAAATTCTCGGACGAGCGGGCGTTTTGGTCGGAATACCAAAACGACCCAAGGGAGGCTGGTGATTCCGAGCTTCGTCTTCAGACAGTGGTCGAGCTTTGTAAGCGAACAAACGGGATCACTCGACTCGGTGTCATATCGGGGGCTCAGTATCTAACGGGATTCATCGACGTACAAGATAGGGTTCTTTATTATTGTCTGATTGCTTGGCGGCCGGACTTCTCAGGGGCTGTCGTGGATTATGGAACATTCCCCGATCAGGGGCGGCGTTTTTATCAACTCAACGACATTCAAAAAACACTTAGAAAAAAATACCCCCGGACGGGGCGGGAAGGATCGATCACGGCCGGCTTTGGAGATTGCGTCGATTTCCTAAACTCTAGAGACTATATCCGAGAAGACGACGGGGTCGAAATGTTTCCTAACTTGATTTTAGTCGACTGTAATTGGATGACGTCGACGGTTAGGGACTTCTGTCGAAGACTTCGAACGTCGGCCGTCGTGCCGGCTCACGGCCGGTTTGTCGGAGCGACGTCGCGGCCGTTGCAGGAATACAACCGAAAGCGGGGAGAACGGGTCGGCCATTACTGGAAAAGCTCCGTGATCGAGAGGATCCAGCATGTGCTATTCGATACCAATTATTGGAAGTCGTTCATTCACGATCGGCTCGCGATCGCTCTCGGTGACGTCGGCTCGCTCTCGCTCTTCGGAAGCGACTCGGCGACTCATAGAATGCTCGCGGAACATCTCACGTCAGAGTATCGGGTTCGAGTCAATTCATCGATCGGGAGAACCGTCGACGAGTGGAAGCTTAAAGCGAGCCGGCCGGATAATCACTTTTTGGATTGCGTCGCGGGGGCGGCCGTCGCGGCTTCCGTTATGGGAGCGACGCTGGCGGCTAAAGACGAGACGGACAAAATTCGGAGATCGAGACGGAGCCGGCGGCGTATTAGTTGGATTTCATAAGGGGGGGGAGAGATGGCGAAGAAGCGAGCGAAGAAAAAGAAGCCGGCGGAACCGGAAGCCGAGCCGATCCTCAAGCTTGGTAAATTAAACCGGAACGAGACGGTCCATCTTGGACAAGTCGAAGCGGCGGCGAAGAAAGCTCGAGCCGGCCCAGGGCATCCGATTAACTATGCTCCGGCCGACTGGATCCCGATCGCTTGTCCAAAGTGCGGGAGTTCGGATCGAGAGCCGTTTCACGGAAAAACTAGAAAAATACCGACGGGGCTTCGAGTTCATCCAATGTTCGGAGTTTCCTACAACTTTATCGTATTTCGCCCCACAAAATGCCGGGCTTGTAATCAAGCGATCATGACTCGCGAATATGGGCTTGAGACGAGAGAAGCCGGGAACGAAGACGGGGGCTCCGTCTCTTCATCTTGAGCGGACGAATCACGACGACAAGAATTGGAGCCGATCAGCTATTCGAGCCGGCCGGCGAATTTCGTCGGTTTGCTGATCGACTCTCCCGGCCGGGGCGGGCTTGCTACTCGTTCCGGCTTTGAACCGATCGACGGAACTCGGGGAGCTACTGGCTCCCCGGTTCCGTTTTTTCGTTGGGGTTCAATGGCAAACAATACGACGAGAATAGCTGAGATCGACGCGATCTTACGTTCCGGCGTTCGGGCATTTACAAACGACGGAACGACGATCACTCACGATTTCGCAGAGCTCCGGAGAGAGCGACGTCGGCTCATAGAATCCGACGATACCCTGAGCGGCAAGCGGCCCCCGATCGCGGTTCTCGACTTGGGGAGCTTCTAATGTCTTCAATGATCGGAAAGATTGCGAGCCGATTCGGGATCAATTGGGACAATGTAGGAGACGGAGCGATCCAGGGCGGCGGGATCGATGCTGTTGATCAGTCGGGCAAGCGGCGACGGCCGAGCGGGAGTACCCGTTCACTTGATGCCGAAGTGAACGACTACAAACGTAAGCGAATAACGCTCACAAGTCGGAGCGTACATCGTAACTTCGAAGTACCGGCGTGGGCGATCCGAAAACATCTCGACTTCGTCTCTCGATTCTCGTTCTCGATGAAGAGTGACATTCCGGCATTCAACGAAGACGTCGAAGGGTTTATGAAATGGTGGGCACGGGCCGAGAATTGCTCGAGCGACGGCCGGCTTTCACTCGGGAAGAGTATTCGACTCGCGGAAGCTTCTCGAACTCTCGACGGCGACGTCTTTTTCTTAAAGCTCGGGAGCGGGCAGATACAAGCGATCGAGGGCGATCGGATCAAGACTCCAAGCAATCGGAGAGATCGGACGTTCGATCGAGACAATACATACAACGGGATTGAAGTCAATCCCCGGAACGGCAAGCCGGGGCGATATGCCGTACACGCTCGCGGCAAGGGCGGAACCGGGCTCGAGTTTGATAAGTGGATCCGAGCGAGCCGGATCATTCCCCACGGTTATTTCGATCGCTTCGATCAGTATCGCGGATACTCCCCCGTGACGGCTTCGCTCAACAGATATCAAGACTCATATGAGGGTCTCGATTATGCTCTTGCAAGAGCGAAAGTCGCTCAGTTATTCGGGTTGGTATTCACTCGCGACGTTGAAGAGCAAGGGATGGGGAAGCGGACGGGCGAAGATACTTCGGGAGACGGAAATCCTGATCGCTGGACAACGGCGGTTGCCGGCAAAAATCACTTGCTCGACATGGATCCCGGCGAAGATGCGAAATTTCTCGAAAACAAAACCCCGGCCCCCGAGTTCCAAAAATTCCAGAGCATGATGATTGGAGTTGCTCTCAAGTCGCTCGATCTTCCGTACTCGTTTTACGATGCTTCCGTCGGGAATTTCTTCGGGAACAAAGCCGAGCTCACTTTGTATTTACAGAGCGTTCGAGAAAAACGGGAAGACGTCAAAAATTTACTTCGACTGTTGACGATCTGGCGGCTCCGGCTTGCGATCGAAGACGGAGACATAATCGTTCCCCGTTCGATCCGGACTCTCGACGACTTCAAGTTTCAGTGGACTCCGGCCGGCATTCCTTGGTTTGATCCGCGAGACATCCGGGGCGATATCGACGCGATCAAAGCGGGTTTACGAACTCGGGAAGAAGTGCGGCAAGATCGGTTCGGTGATAGTTGGACTCACGACGTCGCCCCACAATTGAGAAACGAACAAAATCTAATCGAAGAGCTCGAGCTTCGACTAACGATGGAGGCGGATCCGTTCGTCGATCCTCGAGACTCGACGATAATCGACGTTGAATAAGAAAGAGAAAGATGCCTAAAAAGATCACTTTGCTCGAAGTTCTCGCTCGGCCGTTGAGTCGAGATCGAGTCGTCTTCCGGGGCTTGAAGACTCGAGCCGAGTTTGCGGCCGGAGACGGAGACGGCGAAAAGACGATTGATCCAGAGGGCGGATCTCGAGGGGCTGGCATTATTCGCGGAGCTTCGCTCATCGCGGCCGGAGAAGCTTTAGGGCACGACTCGTGGATCGACGAAACGGCTCTGGATCAAATTGTCGAGCTCGCGGCTGACTCGGACAATGGGATCAAGGTCAGGTTTACTCATCCTAGCATGAGTGGCGACGGACTCGGGAGCTATCTCGGCCGAGCGAAGAACATAAACCGCGACGGAGACCAGGTCTTCGGAGACGTTCATTTTTCCCCGACGGCTCGAGACTCGAACCCGGAAGGCGATCGCGGCGGCTACGTTATGGAACTTGCGGAGGACGATCCGTCGGCGTTCGGTATGTCAATTGTGTTTGATCACGACTTCGACGCTGAAGATCAATTCCGGATCGAAAATCAAGTCTTCGACGACGACGACGACGACAAACAGTACGGTCGGTTTGAGTCGCCAGACGAAGCGAACTCCGACAACTTTCCGCACATTAGATTGGCGAAGCTTTACGGGGCCGACTTCGTCGACTCCCCGGCGGCGAATCCGTCGGGCGTATTCCATAGCGGGCCGACGGCGGCAATTCTCACGCAAGCCGAGAGCGTTCTCGATTATGCGTTTAGTTTATCCGATGACGTTCCCGAGAACTCCGGCGGCTTAAGTGCCGAACGGCTTCGGGGCTTTCTCACCAAGTTTCTCGATTCTCGGGGAATCACTTTTACAAAGGAACCAGACATGACAACGAAGACAACAAAAAAACAACTAGACGACGATCCGGCGGTGACGGAAGTCGAAGAAGTGAACGACGAAGCGGTAGACGACATTGAGGATCAAATCGACGAAGACTCCCCGACGGCCGACGTCGAGCTCGAGCTTGAGAAAGTTTCTCTTTCGGAGCTCGGAAGATTCGTCGACAAGTTTGGGGCCAATGCCGGCTCCGAATATATTCGAGACGGAGTCTCGTTCACTCGAGCGATGGAGCTCGAGTTCGACAAGCTCAAGCAAAATCAATCGCTAGGGATTGGCGACGATCGCGGAGAAAAGGATCCAGTCAAGAAAAATACCGAAAGCACGGCGAAGCGGTTCGGGCTTGCAAAAGGAATCGAAGCTCTCGCGGGCGAGCTATCCTGGAGCGGATCACGATCGAGAGCGGAAATCAACTAAAGGCGGCGAACGGAGTCGCGATCGTTCGCGGCGTTTTTACTCACTTAAAAATTCTTGAAGGGTTTAATCATGGCGGATGCATTTTTGGGTTTGACGGAACTTGCTCAAGTGAACGACAAGAACGTCTTAGACTTGGGGATCTCTGATCTTCTCGACGAAGCTCCGGTTCTGGCGGCATTGGCGGCGGAACCGACGGACGGTGATACCCACAAATATTTGAAACAGACGGGAGCTCCTACGGTTGGATTCCGTTCGGTGAATGCCGGCCGAGAGAATACCAAGTCGACTGACGTTGAAGTAACGGTAACGCTAAAGCTGTTGGATTGTTCTCTCGCGATCGATCAGGCTCTAGCGGATCAGTATCGATTCGGGGCCGAAGCTTACGTAGCACGGGAAGCCGTGCGACATCTCAAGTCGGGCTTTTCACATCTCGAGCAAACGATGTTTGGTGGAACCGGCTTCGACGCTGCGGGATTCTCCGGACTTGGAGACAATGCCGGCTTAAACGGGCTCGCGGATGAAATGGTGCATGACGGCGGCGGAGTCGCGGCGGCGGCTCAGACGAGCGTTTGGGCGATCCGAACCGGGAACGATCTTCGGGATATGGTAGCAATATCCGGAATGGACGGAGAGATCCGGATCGGCGATATTATCTCTCAATTTATCGACGTAACGGGCGGCCGGATGCCGGTGTATGCCGTGCCGGTATTTATGTGGCAAGGGATGCAAATCGGCGGAGCTCGATCGGTTGGCAGGCTTGGCAACATTGACGCTACGGCGACTTTAGACGACGACAAGATCGCCGAAGTTCTATCGCTATTTCCGGCAAATAGAGGGCCGAACATTCTCGCGATGACTCGGACTTCGCTCAAGCAATTACGACAGAGCAGAACGGCGACAAATCCAACTGGAAGTCCTGCCGATTTCCCGACGGAGAGCTTCGGCGTTCAAATAATTACTACGGATAGTCTCACGGCTACTGAAGCTGTTTTGGTGTAATGACTGGCGTATGTCCCCCCCCCGGTCGGACTCATCCCCGGCCGGGGGGTTAGGAGCTCTGAAAGAGGGGAACGGATGACGATCCAAAGTCGCGGAGAGTCGGCGGGCTGGCTCTCGTTAAAGGCGGTAGCGGGCGTCTCAATTACGTTCACTCGAGCGAGCTCGTCGAAGACGGGCACGTTCACGGCAGTGCCGGGCGATACGATCGTTGAGCAAGTCGACGAGACGGGCCAAACGGTCAGACTCAAGGTTCGAGATTATCTTGTATCGAGAACGGACTTTGAGGGAATTGTCGGGGCTGGCTTGGATCCCGAACGACTCGACGAGTTTATTGAACAAGTGGCGGACTACGATCGCACATATCGCACAATCGAGCTCGGCGGCGAGGTTTCTCGCTGGTGGGACAAGAGCGGGCAAGTCTTACGAATTCATACAACAGAAATCTCTAAAGAAACGACGACCACGGCGGGGGCATAAATGGCAATACAAACAACGATCGATGCGGCCGACGCCGTCGCGGCTTTGCTCAACGGGGCTGGACTCTCCGAGCCGATCGCTTACGCTCGGACGTTCGTCCCCGAGTTCGAGCCGGCCGAGCTCACGGCTCCGAAGGGGCTGGTGTATCCGGCGACATTATCGGTTGCAAGAGTCGATCGATCGAGCTTCTCGGAAGATAACGGGATCGAAGTCGGGATCGGCCGAACGATCGCGAACGAGACGACAGACGTCGAGATTCATCTTCTCACGGTCGAAGAAGTTAAAGACGTCCTATTGGACGTCGATAACAAAAAAATCACTACGCCTGTAGACGGCGAAGAGTTAACGCTTTCCGGCGAGATCGAGGTCGTTCTATTTGTTCCCGAACTCTTTCGGATGGGAGTCGCTCTCTCGGTGATTCGTATTGAGTATCGGGGGTTCCAATGAGCGGAGCTATAGGCTTTAAGATCAAGCTCGTCAAATTCAATCCTAAAGCCGTCACAAGCAAGACGGATCGAATTCGATTGAGGTTCCTCGGTAAGTTCGGAGCTTTCGCGATGACGACGGCTCGACGGTCTATCAAGTCGGGCGGCAAAAAAAACAAGCAAAGCCGGCCGGGCGAGCCCCCCCGGACTCATGTGAAGTTCTTTAAGAAAGCGATCCGGTTCGCTGTCGATCGCGGCCGGCATTCTGTTGTGATCGGGCCGACAATTGTTCCGACTCAATACGGCGGATCCAATATTCTCAGATCACTCGAAGAGGGCGGCTCGGTGACAATGAGAGAAATTGCTAAGCCGAGACGGCGGGGAAAATTAAAAAAAGACGTGATCCGATTCACGGGAAAGAAAGTTCAAAAGACGATCCGGGCTCGTCCATATATGGGGCCGGCGTTTCGGAAAGAGAAAACAAAGATCGCGGACACTTGGAGAAAGGCGGGCGGTTGAATGGATGCAATGCTCAAAGCTCTCGAGCAATTCGGAGTCTCGGCCGTGATCATCGCGGCTTTTATGACTGGGAGCGTCTATATACTCCGGCGGCTTTTCAACGCGAAAGATGGAATCTTGACGATCGTCGGACAACGGCACATCAAATATTTAGAAGCGACTGCGACGCTTCAACAGAAATTGACGACGACAAACGATCGACTAGCGACGTCGGCCGAGCAAACGGAATCAACTCTCTCTCGACTCGCTGATCGGCACGAAGACGAAAACTCGAGCTTCGCGACGGTACGACTTCATCGATCAGGGATTCACGCTTGCGACGTAATCGAGAAGATCGCGGAAAAACTCGAGATCGGCGACGCTGTCGGATCTTCAATCGATTCGATTCGACGAGAACTCTCGGGGGCGACTTAAGGGGGAACTATGAAAACAACAATTGTTACAATTTTGTTATTCGCGACGAGCTCTGACGGAGCGGAGAACTTCACGGGGCCGGCGGCGGCGGTGAAGCAAGCGGAGACGGCACGGGAAGAGCTCGCGGTTTATTGGTTCGGGGCGGAAATGCCGAAGTGGTTCGAGCCGTGCCCAATTAAAATAACAAAGAGCCAGAGCGGCCGTACATGGTTCCGATTTTCTACGGACGAAGACGGCCGGCGGCATGTTAGCGGTTGGCGGATGGAGTGCGGCTCGACGGCGATTCGGCATGAAGTGAATCATGCAGTCTTCGCGACTCACTTCCGGCGGGAGCTCCCCCGGTGGATCGACGAAGGGGCGGCGACTTTTATTGAGACGGAAGAAGAAACCAAAAGAATACGGATCGGGCTCCAGATGAATATTAAAGCCGATCGGTTCACTCACTTCTCGGAGCTCTTCAAGAACTCGGGGAAGTATCCTCGAGGGGGAACAAAGCTCGCGAACTTGTACGGGGAAGGACACGCGATCGTCGAGTATCTGATAGCGAACGGCGGCCGGGCAAAGTTCATCAAGTTCGTCGGAGATGTTAAAGTCGACACTAACGGAGCTTCGACGCTGGCGGCTCTCTCGAAACATTACGGGATTGAATCGGCGGCCGAACTCGAGCGGGCTTGGTTTGCTTCAAAGCCGGCCGGGAAGATTGCACATAAACAACAATGCCGGCTTGTCGTTTATTCTTCCCCGACTTGTCCCCCGTGCTGTTATTGGAAACATCGAGAACTCGGACGGATCAAAGCGGCCGGAATCGACGTCGAGATCGTCGAGGATCACGCGAGAGCACGTTCGGCCGGCGTCCGATGGTATCCGACGTTTGTTGTTGTTCGCGACGGGAGAGAGCGAGATAGGCTCTTTAGCTATCAAACAGCGAGCAAGATCATCAAAGCGGTTGATAAATGTGAAGCCTCGACGTCGATCCCGGCTCCCCCGATCGGATCATCTTCTTCAAGCGGGATAGCGGCTCTCGCTGAATCGATCCGGGAGCTCGGGATCCGTCTCAAGTCTCTCGAGGATCGGCCGGAGTCGATCGACTTGTCGGAATTGCGGGCGATCGCGACGGAGCTCGGCGGCCGGCTCACGGTGCTCGAATCAATTGAGATCCCGGTGCGAATCGAGACGTCGACGGGAAAACTGATCAGGGAGAAACGGTATAACCTTGAGCGAGACGACGAAGGACGGCTTATATTCAAGCCGATCGTTCTCAAGTTCGACGAGGAACTTTTACGGGGCAAATAAAACAAGGGGAGATCATGTCGGAAGTAGATCCAACAGTTAAGAAAGTGCTAGACGAAGGGTTCGCGGAGCGATCGGAGCTCATCCGACAAACGGCGATCCGTGGAAATGCTGCGGCGACGTTCATCCAAGAACAAAGCCAGAGCCAGTTCCTCGAGTCTTCGAGACTTGTCGGAGCTCTCGCGGCCGGCCGGCTCGAGAAAAACGCTCTCGCGGATGCAATATTGCAACAACGATCGGCGGCCGGACAACCGGGCAACGCCCCAAGTGGGAAATAATGGCGGAGCCGATTCCAGCATTCGTTGAGAGAATCAACGCATCTCGTCGAGCGTTTCTCGACGAGATGTTGACTCGGTTTGAGAGGGGAGGAAATGCAAAAAACGACGATAGAATCGGGGGATCTCAAGGGCGGAAAATTGACGGATCGGGAATTGCTGAAAGTCTTCGAAGATCAAGCGGAGGGGACGAACTATCGAAAAGGGCTTGAGGCGATCGAGCTCGCTCAAACGATGGCAACGGTAGATAGCATGGCGGCACAATCAAAACACAACGAAGACTTACGGCGAGCCGTGAACCGGGAGGCGGTTCCGAGCTTGAAAGAGGGCCAGGAAGGGGACGAAGCCGTGGGATCAACTCTTCAAATTGACTGCAATACTGAGAACCATTATCACGGCGAGACGGAGACGGATCACAAGACGAAGAAGAAGCGGAACGGGCTCGGCCGGCTCGGCCGGATAGCGATCGGAGCCGGGCTCGTTGCAAGCGGGGCGGCGGTTCCAGGTATTCCGATGATCATCAAAGCACTACGGGAGCCGGCGGCTCCGGTAGTAATTCCAAGCGATGAGAATACTCGCTACTCGCTCGACTTGGGCGAATGACTCGGGAGAGAGTCGGCGGAAGTTTACATTTTTGAAAGGTTCTAGATCATGGCTAAAAAAGTTGGTCTCTCATGTGCTCTTTACTACAATACCGGGACTTTTGCGGTTCCGGTTTGGACGGAAATCGACAACGCTCGCGACGTGACTCTCTCACTTGAAGCGGGCGAAGCCGACGCATCGACTCGAGGGTCTGGCGGCTGGCGGGAGACAATTCAAAGTCTCAAGGATGCCGGGATCGAATTCGAGATGGTGGACGACAATACCGATGCGGCGTTCATCGCAATCCGGACGGCTTTCTTCAACGGGACATCGATCGACGCTCTCGCTCTCGACGGCGACTCCGGAACGAGCGGGAGCCAGGGGCTCCGGATCATCGCGGCCGTCTCGGCGTTCTCACGTAATGAACCCTTAGAAGAAGTCGTAACGGAATCGGTCACTCTTAAGCCTACTCCGAATTCGGACTCGGTGCCCGTTTGGTTCACAGTGCCCTAACAGGTCAGAAAGACACTAGTGTGCGTCGCGGCCGGCGTCTTGCCGGCCGTCGACGACTTGGACAATCAAACCACAAAAGATCGGAGAAAGAGATGCCAGAACCAAAACTCGTTACGGAAACTAAAAAGATTATCCTTGAGGGATGCCAGAAATCTAGTGGGACTTATGTCTCTGTGAATCGCGAAAATTTAGAGACGGCTTGTGGAACCAAGTCCGACGGAGTGATCGCGAAAGCAGTCGCTTCAAAAAAGGGAACGACGTCGAAAGACTTGCTTAAGTTCAAACGTCTTGAATTGATCGGCTTGCTTACGGCCGGGAGCTAAAATCGGGGAGGCTTATTCAAGCCGGCCGGGCGATCCCGGCCGGCTTTCAATACACAACGGAATAGGGGAAGAAATGGACGATTTCACAAGTAGTTTTACCGACTCGCGGGGGCGGACTTGGACTTTTGAATGTAATACGTGGACGCTTTCGCAATGCAAAAAAACAACGGGTGTCGATCTGGCTCAAGCGATCGAGAAAGGGGCGGCCGACGTGATCGGGAATATTCTCGGCGACGTCGCTCTAATGTTCGACGTCGTTTGCTCGCTCTTGTCGAAGCAACTTAGGGAACGGTCAGTCGACGAGGAAGAATTCGGGACGTCTCTCGACGACGAGGACGTGTCGATCGCGATGACTCAAGCCTTGATAGTTGGTGTCATAAATTTTTCCCCGAAGAGTCGGCGGCCGGCATTGTTGAAAGCCTTTCAGAACTTATGGACGGCGACGAAGACTCAAGTAGAGAAAGAGGCGAAAGTGGTAACGAGAAAGATCGACGAGATGAATTGGGAGACGGAAGCGAGAAACCTGATTGGGGAGACAAGTTCGAGCCGATCTTCTTCGGAGGATATATCGACGATCACGGAAGAATAATAGATGTGTGGGGCTTAATATTCTGGCTCGCTGGTCAGGTTCCCGTCGAGCCGTGGGCGTTCACTCTCCGAGAGCTCTTCATGATCAACGAAGCGGCCGACTTCGCCAAATGGAATCATACGGCAGCAATTGAGGCAACGATCGCCAATAGTCAACGCGACGAGAAGAAGCGGCGGCGGCCGTTCACAGCAAGGAACTTCCATCCACATATATTATTTGACATCGCTAAACGGAAGAAGCTTAAAGAAGACAAGCCGGTTAGCATTACGATTTTGCGAGACGTATTCGTCGACGGAGCGACGTTCGACGAGATCCTTGACACTCACGGAGTTTGATAATTATGAGTTCGAGAGCGATTCGAGCCGGCCGAGCGTTTGTCGAATTATTTGCCGACGACTCGAAGCTCGTTCGCGGTTTGCGGAAAGCTCAACGCAAGCTACAGGCTTTCGGAAAGTTTGCGACGGGGATCGGGGCGAAGCTTCTCGGGGGGGCGGCGACGTTCGCTCTTCCGTTCATCGCGGCGACGAAAATATTCGCGGGCTTCTCGGATCAAATGCTCAAGGTGAAAGGGATCACGGGAGCGACGGCCGAAGAGTTCAAGATGCTCGAAGAGAAAGCGAAAGAACTCGGCCGATCGACGAGCTTCACGGCCGGAGAAGTGGCGGGGGCAATGGTGGAGCTCGGCCGAGCCGGCTTCAAGCCAAAGCAGATAGACGAAGCAATCGCGTCGGTTCTCGCTCTCTCGAGGGCAACAGATACGGAGCTTCCCAGGGCGGCCGAGATTGCAGGCGGAGTGCTCCGGGGCTTCGGGCTGTCGATCGATCAGACGGCTCGAGTCGCGGACGTCTTAACGGCGACGGCGAATAGTTCGGCTCAAGGGCTCGAGGACATCGGCGAGTCGATGAAAGTGCTCGCTCCGATCGCGAGTGAAGCGGGGGAGTCGATCGAAGACGTATCGACGCTGATCGGCATACTCGCAAATAATATGATCAAAGGAAGTCTAGCGGGGAACTCCGTCGCTCGAGCTTATAAGAACTTGAGCAACTCCAAGGTCCAGAAAGCTCTTAAAGAGCAAGGAGTCGAAGCCGTCGACGCTGCCGGGAATCTTCGGCCGTTGGCGGATATTCTTAGAGAACTCGGGATCAAAACGAAGGATCTCGGCTCGGCGGCTCGCTTGAATATCTTCGAGGAGCTCTTCGGCCGGGGACAAGCGGCGGCATTGAAGCTAGCGAAAGCCGGTGCGAACTTCGACGACTTGAACGACAAAATCCGGAACTCCGGGGGCGTAGCTAAGAAGACGTCGGCGATTATGGATTCCGGGATCGGCGGCACAATGAGACGGCTCGGATCGGCGATCGAGGGGATCGCGATCGCTGTCGGTTCGGCTCTCGCTCCGATGCTTTCGGATTGGGCTGAGAAAATGTCAAAGGTGGCGGCTTTTATTACCAAGACGGTCAAAGCGAATAAGCCGTTTATGGTAGCGGTCGTCAAGACGATCGTTCTCGTCGGAGCGATCGGGGCCGGACTAATAACGATGGGAGTCGCTCTCGGAATCGCGGGGGCTTTGCTCGGCGGTATCGCTACGTTATTTTCGACGCTGGCGGCCGTGATCGGTACAGTCGTGTCAGTGGTTGCAACGGTAGCGGGGGCGATTCTCTCCCCCCTTGGCTTGATCATTGCGGCCGTGATTGCGGCCGTCGCTCTTGTTGTGATGGAATGGGATTCTATTTCGGCTCTCATGATAGACGTTTGGGATTCTGTACTCGGAGCGGTCTCGAGTGCCTGGAAAGGCTTTGTATCTTTCTTCAAAGCAACGATCGCGGCAATACAAGCGGCATTTGAAGACGGCGTCTCAATGATAAAAGTTGTTTGGTCAAAGATTGTCCGATCTCTGAAAATTGCATGGGCGGTACTTGGTACGTTTGTGTCAAAATCAGCCAGGGCGTTTGTCGACTCGTTCGTCTCTATTATGCAAAGGGCGAAGTCGATGTTTATTGTCATATGGAATGCGGCGGCCGAGTCGTTTCGAAGTATATTCCAAACGATATCTGGATGGTTCGCGGATATTTGGAACAGTCTTCTTTCAGGGCTCTCGGGAGCGGTCTCGGGCTTTGCGGGTTTCTTCTCGACGACTTGGCAAAACACAATGAGTTCTGCCGGCGACGAGTTCTCGGGATTCAAAAAACGGGCTCTCTCGGCTTGGGGTGGAATCCGAGACGCGATCGCGGCCGGGGATCTTGGACTCGCTTTCAAGATAGTAACGCTCGCCTTAAAGGCCGAATTTATTCGGCTGGTCGGAGTTCTTAAAAGCAAGTGGAACTCGTTCGTAGGATTCTTCGCGAAGATTTGGACTAACGTAGTATTCGGGCTCTCGGCCGTTATGACAAATGCCTGGGCGGGAATTCAATCCGGTTGGTTCGAATTGACTGATGCTCTCGCTGATGCTTGGTCAATCCTAACGGGCTTTATCGAAAAGACTTGGAACTCGACGGTAGGGTTCTTGATCAATGCTTGGAACGGGCTCAAGAAACTAGTTGGACAAGAAAGCGAAGATGATAAGTCAAAGGATCAAATAGACAGAGAGACGTCGGCGAAAAATAAAGCTGTCGACGAGCAACAAGATCGGGCTGTTATGAAACGGGAACAAGAGCGAAAAGAAGCTCTCAAGCGAATCGAGAAAGCTCGCTCGGGAGCAATCGACGAACTTGAAGCGGAAGCCAACAGACGGGAACAAGCACGGCTCGATGCAGACGCGAAAGAACTCGAAGCAAACGAAAAGGCGGTGACATCGGCTCGCCGAGAACTTCAAGAGACAATCGCCAAAGCGAAAAAGGCTCGAGAAGACGGAGAGAAAGAAGACAAAAAAAAGAAAGACAAAGACTCCTCGACGGTCGAAAATCCACGGCTAAAGAATGCTGTAAAGGCGACACAATCAAAGTTCGGAAAAAAGGCGGCCGTCGAGGGATCGTTCTCGAGCTTCGCTCGCTTTTCAAGCGGAGCAAGCACGGCCGACAAACAACGGGCGAAGATGGTCGACAAGTTAACCAACATTGAGAAAATTGCTCGCAAGATCAACTTTTTACCATTCTTGCCAATAGTGAGGTAACAAAAATGACAATTGTCAAACAAGCTTGGCAAGGCTACCAAGTGGTCGCGGCTGATGCGAGCTCCGTCGAGTCGGAATACATAATCACCGATCAAGCGGACGAGTTCGTCGCTCATGCGGCTTTGGTCGCGGCAACGGTTCTGACGATCTTTGGGATGATCAAACAAGAAGTCTCAATTGACGAGCGACTCGGGGCGGATTCTTGGCGGGGTTCGGTTAAGTGGGGGCGATTCGAAGCGAACGAGATCGGAGATTCTTCGTTTTCTTTTGATACTGGCGGCGGCTCGGCTCACGTCCAAACGTCGATCGACACTCTTTCCAGAACTCCGGCCCCGGGCTTCCCGGCGGCTCCCGACTTCGAGGGGGCGATCGGCGTAACCGATTCAGGCGTCGACGGGGTTGATATCACGACTCCGAATTACACTTTTGAAGAGACTCACTTCTTCGCGGAGGCTTATGTTTCGGCGGCTTATAAGTCGACTCTATTTTCGCTCACGGGGGCTTGGAATGACGCCCCCTATAAAGGGTTTGCGACTGGTGAGGTTATGTTCTTGGGTGCGAGTGGCTCGCTTCGAGATTGGGCTACGTGGGAGATTACGTACAAGTTTGGGGCTCATCCGAACCGAACGGCTTTCGCGGCCGGGCCGATAACCGTTCCACTAAAACGGGGCTGGGATTATCTCTGGTTAAGGTATCGCGAAATTGAAGATGCTCCGGCCGGTCATCTGGCACGACGGCCGATAGCGGCTTACGTCGAGCAAGTTTCCCCGTCGGGGGACTTGACACTCATCGGGCTTTGAAAAAGGGGGGCGGCGGGTGTCGCAATATTCCGGAAAGAAGCGAACGGGCGATCCGTTTATAACTACGGCGAAGCAATGGAACGAGATCGTCGACGCTGCGGAGTATGTGAAGCTCTTTCTCGGCTCGGGGAATAAGGCAGCCGATCGCCAGTCGTTCGCAAAAGATTCTGGCATTGTCAAAGTTCAAAACATTGGATCCGAGAACCGTTCCCAGTTTCACGTAGTCGGGCTTCCGACGTATATTTTTGATCCGGCAAATGATGATAAGCTTCCCGAGTTCAAACGAGAGGTGTCGTTCAAGGCTCGGCCCCCAAGCTGTGATGACGTCGCTCGCTTCGCGATCTTGCTCGAGCCGATTCTTGCCGGCAAGATCGGGCTCGCGGTTGTTTCGGGAGTCGTGCAAGTTCGGATAACGATGGACGACGATGCTGACGAGTTCGCGGACATCAATCCAGGAAAGCCGGAAGCTCTCTATTCCGTTCCGTCGGGCGGCTCGGCTCAGATACTCGCGAGAGAACCGGGAATGGGTACGGTTTGGGCTCTTGTACGGCTTTCAAATGCTCTTCCATTTGATCAGTGCGTTTCGACGTCGGGAACGACGGGCACGTCGGGAACGACGGGCACGACGGGAACGGGCACGACGGACGGCACGACGGACGGCACGACGGCAAGCGGCACGACGGGCACGGGCACGGGCACGACGGACGGCACGACGGCAACGGGTACGGGTACGGGTACGGGTACGGGAACGGGTACAACGGGAACGGGAACGGGAACGGGTACAACGGGTACGGGTACGGGAACAACGGGCACGGGCACAACGGGAACGGGAACCGGAACGGGCACAACGGGCACGGGAACCGGAACGGGTACGGGAACCGGAACGGGCACGGGCACGGGCACGGGCACGGGCACGGGCACGACTGGCACGGGCACGGGAACGACTGGCACGGGCACGGGCACGGGCACGACTGGCACGGGAACCGGAACGACTGGCACGGGAA